CCTATACACCTGAACCAAATGGTAATCTACAAATGGAACAGATGATGGGTAAGTTGATGAATAAGTTAGATAACTTTGATTCACCAAGTCAAACAGGTACAAAAGCCATTGAAGTGGATATTAAGAAAGAGATTGCAATTGGTAAAGCTGATATGAGTAGTATTAAATCAGAAGAAGTAAAAGGTAAAGTAAACAATAAACTTGATAAACTTAAAAAACTGAGAAGACGAAATGGCAGTAAATAAGATTACAAACAAAGGTGTGGTGAATAAAGAATTAGTTAATAGAGCTAATCAAGTTTCTACTAAATCTACAACGATTCGTGGTAATAGAGAAACTACTATTGTACCAGGTAACAATTTTTCAGACAATTATGCAATTACTTTAAAAGATGTTGATACTGCAGTTTTAAATCATGTAAAAAATGTAATGAAACCAAGAGTTAGAGAAGCTAATGAGACTTTAAAGATACCTGTATTCTATGGTAACGAAGAAAGATGGAAAGCAGTTAGAAAAAGAGGAGTATTGAGAGATAAAAATAATGCATTAGTTCTACCATTAATTATGTTACGAAGAACAGAGATTTCAAGAAACGATTTATCAGGACAATCTTTTCCACACGATGTTACGGGTAACCATATAGATGTAGTTAGGGCTAATAAATGGAGTAAAGACAATCAATACGATAGATTTTCAGTTCAACAAGGAGTTCAACCTACTTATGATGTAATCACTACTGGAATGCCAAATTATACTGATGTAACATATGAATTTGTATTATGGACAAACTTTATAGAACAGATGAATCCATTGGTGGAATCTTTTGTAGACCAATCACATACATATTGGGGTGATGGAACAAATAATAAATTCTTATGTACAATTGATAGTGTATCAGATGCTTCAGAAATGAATCAAGATGGTGAGAGATTTATAAAATCAACATTTAGTGTTACATCAAAAGCATATTTACTACCTGAATACTTAAATTCAGTAATTACAAACAAAGTATCAAATATGAAAAAATTCTCAACTACATCACGAGTTACCTTTGGTATGGAAGGTGACGCTACAGACGAACAAGTAGGAAAATAATTCACTCGTTTTCTAAATTTATATATACTTATATATAGACAATAAACAATTCACAATTGGAGGTTATAATGCCAGAAGAAGTAAAACAAGAAGTAAAATTCACAGAAGAGGAACTTACACAAGTTCAAAACATACAAGTTAGTTATCAAAATGTTCAAAACCAATTTGGACAATTGAAGATGGCTCAAATCAGATTAGATGCACAAGAAGTTGATTTAGAAGAAGCTTTAAAAACAATTCAATCAGAAGAAAAGAAATTTCTTGATGGAATTACTGAAAAATACGGACAAGGTTCTCTAAATCAAGAAACAGGTGTGTTCACTTCAACTATATCTGAAAATAAATCAGAATAATAGAAAAAAAATTAATGTTTGGGGTTTTAATCATATATTTATATATGAATAATACTAATGCGCAAAATAGTATTTTTGGTATACCTCAAAATTTAAAAAAGTTAACTTAGGAGAATTTCAATGGCCGAAAAAATAATTTCACCTGGTGTATTTACGAATGAAATAGACCAGACATTTTTACCGACTGCTGTGGCTGATATTGGAGCTGCTCTAATCGGACCTACCTTAAAAGGTCCTGCAGGAATCCCAACCGTTGTAACATCATTTTCTGATTTCCAAGCGAAATTTGGAGATGTATTTAAAAATGGTTCAACTGGTTCATCAGTCCAATTTTTAACATCACATACAGCTGAAGAATATTTAAAAAATTCAGATTCACTAACAGTTGTTAGGGTAATGGATGGGACATTTGGTCCCGCTACCGCTAATGTTGGAACAAGTGGTAGTGCTGTAGCAGCAAATAAAGCTACATCATCAATTACAATGGCACCAGCTGCTTTTGGAACTGCAACTGATGATGAGTTTCAAATTACAAATAAAGCTGGAACGGAGTTCAGATTTATAGCAGCTGACCCTGTAGGTGGTGTCCCAGCAGATACAGGTACAACATTTTATCATGCAACAGGTTCAAACACTGCTGGTTATATAGATAATTTAGTAGCTAAAATAAACGCTGTTACTAGTACCGTTGGTGTAACTGCAACTGATGGAACTTCCGCTATTCAAATAACAGCATCTGAAGCAGGTGTTAATGGTAATAGTTTCACAGTAGATACTGGTTCAGGAACTTCATTTAGTGATATTGCAACACTTTCGGGTGGTACAAATGCTGGTGGTTCAACAACAAATGCATTTGTTTTAAAAACTATTGCTGATGGAACAATAATGAACAATGCTAGTTCAACCTCTGTTAAAAACAACATATTGGTTAGTGGTTCAAAACATAACATTAGATATGAAGTATCAAATGTAAATAATTCAAAAGGTTCATTTTCATTGTTGATTAGAGCAGGAAATGATAACGAAAAAAGAAAACAAACACTTGAAACATTTACAAATGTAACTCTTGACCCTAATTCACCAAACTATATTAGTAAAGTGATTGGTGATCAAAGACAAACTGTTAAAACAGATGGAACTACAAAATATTTACAATTTAGTGGTTCATTTTCAAATAAATCAAGATTCGTAACTGTTGAATCTGTTAATAATACAGTAGATTATCTTAATGAAAATGGTGATGTTAGACTTCCTGCAGCTTCTGCTTCTTTACCAAATATTGGTAGTGGTTCATCACTCGGTGGATTTAGTGGTGGAGCGGATGGACATAGTGGATTTGATGCTTTAGGTAATCAAACTGCTGGACATGCAAGTGCCACACCTGCTAATATGTATGAAAAACTAACATCTACAAATACACAAGGATTTAATCCAGGTGTTGCTGGTAGAGGAAAAACAGGATATGAAGAAGCTCTTGACTTACTTTCTAATCAAGATGAATTTGACATTAATTTAATATTAATTCCAGGTATAATTCATAATGTTCACAGCACAATATCAAATAAAGCTATTGATGTTTGTGAAGATAGAGGTGATTGTTTTGCAATTATTGATCCAGTTCTTTATGATAAAAACCCAAGTCACGCTGTTACAGAAGCTGAAGCAGTTGATTCAAACTTCGCAGCTATGTATTACCCATGGATTAAAGTACCTGATTCACAAGTCGCTGGAACACAAAGATGGGTGCCACCATCAGTTGCATTGGGTGGAATATATGCATTCAATGATAGAGTTGCTCATCCCTGGTTCGCTCCTGCTGGACTGAATCGTGGTGGAATCACAACTGCTATACAAGCTGAAAGAAAACTAACTCAAGCAAATAGAGACACATTGTATGATGCAAATGTTAATCCAATCGCAACATTCCCTGGACAAGGGGTGACTGTGTTTGGACAAAAAACATTACAGAAAAAAGCAAGTGCTCTTGATAGAATCAATGTAAGACGATTATTGATTAGAGTTAAGAAGTTTGTTGCAAGTTCATCAAGATTCTTGGTATTTGAACAAAACACAGCAGCTACAAGACGAAGATTCTTAGGAATTGTTAATCCATTCTTAGAACAAGTTCAAGCTCAAAGTGGTTTAAGTGCTTTCAGAGTTGTAATGGATGAAAGTAATAATACACCTGATACGATTGATAGAAATCTATTGGTTGGGCAATTATTCTTACAACCTACAAGAACTGCTGAGTTTATTGTATTGGACTTTACAATACAACCAACTGGTGCTTCTTTTCCAGAGTAATAGTTAGTTAATAACTTAAAGAAAAGGGATTTATTTAAATATAAGTCCCTTTTTTTTATATTTATTGATATTTATATATGAATTAAAGGTTTAAGTATTTAATAGGAGAATATAAATGGCTGAATTATTAGAACCACAAGATATAATGTTTACCCCTTTTGAGCCAAAGCTCAAAAATAGATTTATAATGCAAATCGATGGTATCAACGCTTATTTAATTAAGTCAATGAATAGACCATCATTAGAATCAGATGAAGTAATTTTAGAACATATGAATGTAACAAGATATGTTAAAGGTAAATCAAGATGGCAACCTTTAGAAATTACTTTATATGACCCAGTTGTTCCATCAGCAGCTCAACAAGTGATTGAGTGGGTAAGACTACACCACGAATCAGTTACTGGTAGAGATGGATACTCTGATTTTTACAAGAAAAATATTACATTTAACCTTTTAGACCCAGTTGGAGCTGTAGTTGAAGAATGGGAATTAAAAGGTGCGTACATTCAATCAGCTAATTTTGGTGACTTAGCCTTTGATTCATCAGACCCAGTTGAAATATCTTTAACATTAAGATATGATTACGCAATACTTAAATTCTAATAAAATACTTAACTAAAATATGAGAAAACCCCCAATACAAAGAAATATTGAGGGTTTTTTTATTTAATATATATTTATATATGAAATGAGGATGTTTATATGAAAACAACATTTGACGAAATAATAGAAATAGTTTTAGACCACGAAGGTGGGTATGTGAATGACCCCGATGATGCTGGTGGTGAAACCAAATATGGAATCGCTAAAAGATGGTATCCTAATGTGGACATTAAAAATCTTACCAAAGAACAAGCTAAGAAAATATATCATACAGATTATTGGAGACGAGGTAAGTGTGATGAAGTCCCTTCACAATTAAAACATATATACTTTGATATGTGTGTTAATTTTGGTAGAAGAGGAGCTGTTAAAGTATTACAACAAGCTGCTAATTCTAAGAATAGAAACAAAATTGATGTAGATGGTGGAATGGGGCCAGCTACTCTAAAAGCAATACAAAATATCTCATTAGATAGAGTAAGAGCATATCGTGTGTTACGATTTGCAAACATAGTTATAGACAAACCAAATCAAGAGAAATTTTGGTTAGGTTGGTTTAGACGAGCAATAGAAGTTTAACCAAAGTTATAGGAGACAAAAATGTCAACAGATAAATTATATAGTGAAATAAAAGAATTATTCGAACAATTTGAAGAAAATCATACAGTATTTTCAGATAAGGGTACAAAAGCAGCTGGTGGTAGAGCAAGAAAAGCTATCGGTGAAATTAAGAAATTAGTTACAGGTTATAGACAAGCGTCTGTTTCCGAATCAAAATAATCGGAGGTTATAATGACAGATAATAAATTCCCAAGTGAAATCATTGATTTACCAAGTGAGGGTAAGTTATATCCAGAAGGACATCCTTGTTCTGATGGAAAAATAGAAATTAAATATATGACTGCTAAGGAAGAAGATATCCTTACATCACAGAACCTCATCAAAAAGGGTGTTGTGATTGATAGATTAATGGATTCATTGATATTAACAAGTGGTGTAAAACAAGATGATTTAATATTAGGTGATAAAAACGCTGTGATGGTTGCAGCTAGAATATTAGCATATGGACCTGAATATGTTTGTGAGGTTACCAATCCAAATACAGGTGAGGCATTAAATCACACATTCAATTTAGCTGATTGTCCATTTAAAAAATTACCAAAAGATGTTAAGGAAAATAAATTTGAAATTACTTTACCAATATCTAAGACAACCATAACTTTTAAATTATTGACTGGTAAGGATGAAGTTTTAATAAATGAAGAATTAAAAGCATCTAAAAAAACAGGTACAGATGTTTTACCAGAATTAACCACAAGATTAAGACATACCATTATATCAGTTGGTGGTGATGAGTCTCCGTCTACAATTAATAATTTTGTACAAAATTTACTTGCTAGAGATTCAATGTATTTAAGAAATGAAATAAAAAAAGCTACTCCAGACATTGAATTAGAACAAGAAATAGAAATAGGAGGAGATACTGTCAAGGTAGATATACCGATGACAGTTGGGTTTTTTTGGCCTGACACCGAAGGATAAACCTAAACTTCACGAACAAATATTTCAATTAATGTATTATGGGCAGGGATTCACTCACTCGGATGTGTATGAAATGCCCATATATTTAAGAAGCTTTTATTATAAGCAACTAGTTGATACCCGTAATAAAGAAAACGAAGAAATCAAAAAAGCTAATCAAAAATCAAAAGTATCAAAACCATCAATGAATCCAAGATTTAAAAGGTAATTTTTAACAATTTTGATATTTATATATGAATAGATACACCTAAATAGGAGAGTAATGTGTCAAAGAAAAAATCATATATGAAAAACAATAATATTATTAAAGAAGGGTTCTTTGATAATCTTTTACGAATATTTAGAGTATTCCCACAACTAAAAAATAATAAAAACATCAAAAAAGATATTCAAAGTTTAAATAGAAAAGTAGCTAGTTTAGAAAAAATGATGAATGATGAGATGAAAACTTATGGTTCAAATAAAAAAATTAAACTTACTAAATTTAAATTAAAAGATTTTATTAAAGGTGTTTAATAATGGCTAATGAAAGACTAAAAGATAAAAAAGATGTACAAGCACAGATTAATGAGGGTTTGAGAGACCAGAATAATCTGACAAGTCAATACTCAAATCTTTTACAAACTCAATTAGATTCATCAAAAGAAATTACACAAGATATAAAAGATAGAGCGGAGGTTTTACAGACCTTAATAAAAAATAATGATAAAAGTTTAGGATTAGACCAAAGAATAGCTAATTTAAAAAGTAAATCTGCTGAAATAGAAGAGAAAATAAAAAACTCCCGTGATAAGTCTGGAAGATTTGCAAAGGGTTATAATGCTCAAACAGTTAAAAATTTAAAAACTGATAAAGCATCGCTAGATACACAACTAAAAAAACTTAACACACAAAAGAAATTTAATGAGGGGTTAGGTCAAGTAGATGGGATGTTTGGGGGTATAGGTGGTAAGATAAAAGGATTTATGTTGAATCCATTAACTGCTGGAATAGCTTTATTAATGGCATTTAGTGCTCAACAAGAAACAATTGCTAAAGAATTTGGTGGAATTGGTGTTACAACATTTAGAGATGATTTGGCTGGTGCAAATCAAAACTTTACAAAATTAGGTTTATCAAGTGAAGAGGCTCAAGCGAGTGTATCACAGATAGCTAATAATTTTGGGTTGAGTGTCGATAAGGCGAGTGCATTATCTGAGACTGTAGCTAGAATATCAGCTTCAACTGGTATTAGTACCGAAGAAACTTCAAAATTAGTTGGATTATTTACACAAACTCAAGGA